CCGCAAAACCTAGAGTACATCTAGAAAAAGCTATGAAAGATTACAAATGAAACCAATGGAACATAAATACAAAAAGGAAGATGCTTTATTGCGTAATCATAAAGAAACTACTTATGAGAAGAACCAAGCTGATCGTATCGCTCGCAGAAAGATGATCGCTAATAAAGTCAAAGACTTGGATAAAGAAGTAAAGTAAATGGCTGATTACGGCAAATTTAATCCTATGATGATTGCCAATGCCCTTAGAGGTATTGCACCGCATGGATTTCGCCATGTTGAAAGTCTAGATGAGGTATCTTTGCCTAAAGGCAGCGGATTTTACGGATATTTGCCAAACCAAACAGGACAAGTATCAACTGAGTTATCAGCCAGTAACGATAACGGTTCATACCCAATGATTAATCCTGCTATGAACCAGCAAGACATTAACGCCTTATTAAACAATCAACAGCCTACTAATGAGATGTACAAAAAAGCTGAACAATGGGCTAACTATCGTAAAGCACAAGGTCAAAGCCCATTTATGTCACCAGTAGGCGAAATGCGTTGGCCAATTCCACAAGAATAGAGTAGAATTAACCTATCTTAATCAACCACTTGGGTAAGGTATGGCAATTAAACAACAAACAAATAATCCCAAAGGCAGACCAAAAGGTAGCCCTAATAAGTCCACAGCGATGGCTAGGGAAGCGATAGCACAGTTCGTAGAGGGTAACGCACCCAGTATGCAGAAGTGGCTAGAACAGGTCGCTGAAGGCGTTAAAAACGATGACGATAAATTCATAGTATTACCTAATCCTGAGAAGGCTTTCGGTATGTTGCAAAGCGTCATGGAATATCATTTGCCTAAACTGGCTAGAACTGAACATTCAGGTGACGAAGATCAGCCTGTTAAAGTCATTCACGAACATAAGTTTTTAGATTGAAAGAAGTCGTTAAGCGGTACGAATACCCTTACAAGGCTAGGGAAGCGTTCCTTGACTTTCACCGCAGGGAGCAACGCTGGGCTGTATTGGTATGCCATAGACGAGCAGGTAAGACTGTAGCTACCATAGCAGACATTATCCGTAGGGCTATCATGGAAAAGAAGCCCGATGCACGGTACGCCTATATTGCACCTTATTATGCTCAGGCTAAAAACATCGCTTGGGATTACCTTTTAAAGTTTGCAGAGCCAGCTATCGTTAAGGCTAATCAATCAGAATTGTGGGTAGAGCTAGTCAATGGGGCAAAAATACGGCTGTTTGGTGCTGATAATCCTGATGCCTTGCGTGGACTTTACCTTGATGGCGTAGTGTTAGACGAATATGCTGACATGAAGCCCCGTATGTGGGGCGAGATTGTCCGCCCATTGCTAACCGATAGACAAGGCTGGGCTACCTTTATTGGAACTCCAAAGGGTCATAATAGCTTCTACGAAATCTACAATAACGCTTTAAAATCAGATAGTTGGTATGTTAAGACTTTGCGGGCAGATCAATCAGGACTATTGCCTGAAGCAGAATTGCTGGATGCTCAAGCCACAATGTCTAGTAACCAATACGAGCAAGAGTTCTTATGCTCATTTGAAGCAGCCATTATCGGAGCATATTATGGACAAGAAATGCGTAGGATTACTGATCTTGACCGCATTACTACTGTGGATTATGACCCTATGTTTCCTTGCCATACCGCTTGGGATTTGGGATTTAACGACAGTACATCGATTTGGTGGTTTCAAGTGGTTTACGGGGAGATACGGGTTTTAGACCACCATTCGTCTAACGGTCAAGCCGTGCCTTTCTATACAGGATTACTGCAACAAAAAGAAGATGAATTCGGTTACAAATATGGCTACCATTATCTTCCTCATGACGCTAGAGCTAAAACATTGGCATCAGGTGGTAAGAGTATAATTGAACAAATTTCGACAAAAATTGACATAAAACATCTAAAAATCGTTCCAAACCTATCACTTCAGGACGGAATTCAAGCATCAAGGCTTGCATTAACCCGTGCTTGGTTCGATAATAGATGCGAAGAAGGTATCGAATGTTTGCGTCAATATCAACGGGAATGGGATGATGATAAAAAAGTATTTCGGGATCGCCCAAAACATGATTGGACTAGCCATAGCGCAGACGCTTTCCGTTATCTCTCAATCGTATGGAAAGATGAAGAATCACCTATCCTTGCAGATACCAGAATTAAAGGACTTCATGTCGGCCAAACGGATGTAACGCTGGACGAAATGTGGAAACAAACCCCTAAACAAACCATTAAAAGGATTTAATCATGTCAGGCGTAAATCAACCATTTGGAACATTCTACGAAACCGTAGCTGCATCACAGACTGCTCAAGTTTTAGGCGTTACTGGTGGTGTAGGAGATACATTACAGCGTTTAATTATTACCGTTAATACTTCCGCATCATCTACTGTTGCATTATTGGATGGCGCAACATCTTATGCAATCTTGGGTGCTAACACTCCAATTGGTATCTACCAAATTGAAATCGGTGCTGTATCTGTCAATGGCGCATGGAAAATCACTACTGGTGCTGGCGCAACTGTAATGGCAATCGGCAACTTCGTCTAAGGATTTATATGGATCATACATACCAAGATTGGTATAACACCATCGCAGGGTACGAGCGTACCTTTAAAGAATGGGAAGGCCGTACAGATAGAATCATTAAACGCTACAGGGATGACAGCCGTACTCGTAACAATCCTAATGCCAAGTTTAATATCTTGTGGAGCAATGTCCAAACCATTACCCCAGCTATCTTTGCCCGTTTGCCACGACCTGATGTTAGCCGTAGATTTAGGGACAATGATCCAATAGCCCGTGTTGCTTCGATGATGTTGGAACGAGCGTTAGATTACGAAATCACCCATTACAGCGACTATAAGTCCGCTATGGGTCAGTCAGTACAAGACCGTTTACTTGGTGGGCGTGGTACTGCTTGGGTTCGTTACGAGCCACATATTGTCGGAAAAGCCAAAGAAGATGTAATGGAAGGTGCTGATGTACCTGAAGATGGCTTTGAAGTTACAGGCAATGCAGACGAAGAAGAATCTGATGATGCAATGCAACAAGAAGATCAAGAGCGTATCGAGTATGAGTGCGCTCCTGTAGATTATGTTTACTGGCGGGACTTTGGTCATACTATTGCCCGTACATGGGAAGAAGTTACCGCAGTATGGCGTAAGGTTTATATGGGCAGAGAAGCCCTTGTAGAACGCTTTGGCGAAGATTTGGGCGGGCGTATTCCGCTAGATACAAAGCCTGATAATACAAAGACTTACAACGAAAAGATGGGCGAAGGCGCACACGAAGCTTGTATTTATGAGATTTGGTGCAAAGAAAGTGGTGATGTCATTTGGCTGTCTAAATCGATGGGTGAAATCCTTGATGTTAGACCTGACCCACTAGAACTAGAGAATTTCTTTCCTTGCCCTAAACCTTTATACGCTACGCTTACAAGCGATAGACTTGAACCAATCCCTGATTTTGTTTTGTATCAGGATCAAGCTCGCCAGCTAGATACATTGGCTGACCGTATAGACGGATTTATACAAGCCCTGAAAGTACGGGGAGTTTATGACGCTGCCGAACCTAGCCTTGCCCGTTTATTCTCAGAAGGCGAAAACAACACCCTTATTCCAGTTAAAAATTGGGGTGCATTTGCAGAGAAACAGGGTATGCAAGGTGCTATTAACTTAGTCGATATTGCCCCAATCGCCCAAGCATTGCAGATGGCGTATCAGGCAATGGATCAGGTTAAGAGCCAAATCTACGAGATTATGGGCATCGCTGATATTCAGCGTGGACAAACTGACCCTAACGAAACATTAGGCGCACAGATAATCAAGTCTAACAATGCTGCTGGTCGTTTAAAGACTATGCAACATAATGTTGTGGACTTTGCTACCGAACTGTTATCGATTAAAGCGCAGATTATCTGTAATCACTTTACCGATGAAACCATTGTTAAGATTTCAGGGGCAATGCAATTAAGTCCACAAGATCAACAACATATACCTGCTGCCCTAGCTTTATTGCGTGATGAAGCAGCTAAGAACTTCCGTGTAGAAGTCACAACCGATTCGATGATTTTCCAAGATGAGATGCAGGAAAAGCAGGATCGTATGGAATTCTTACAGGCTATGGGTGGATTCTTTAAAGAAGCCGTACCGTTGGCTACTGCCGTACCTGAGATGACCCCAATGCTCATGGAGATGCTCAAGTTTGCGGTAACCGCATTTAAAGCTGGCAAAGGACTTGAAGGCATTATTGATGAA